GTTCCAGCATCACACATGATGTTAAGAACTATTGCATTAAGCGATCAAGTTTCTTTCCCATGGTTTGCACCAGCAGGTACAAGAAGAGGTGGTATTACAAACGCAAGTTCAACAGGTTACATTAACGCAGAAGGCGAATTTGTATCAACAGCATTGAACGAAGGTCAAAGAGACACGTTGTACACAAACAAAGTTAACCCAATTACATTTATTACAGGTGCAGGTTTAGTCAACTACGGACAAAAAACTAGATTTGCTGGTACAAGTTCTTTAGATAGAATTAACGTATCAAGATTAGTAATTTACCTAAGAAGTCAATTAAACAAACTTGCAAGACCATTTGTGTTTGAGCCAAATGATAAAATCACAAGAGATGAAATCAAGGCACAAGCAGAAAGTTTATTACTAGAACTTGTAGGTAACAGAGCAATTTTTGACTTCCTAGTAGTGTGTGACGAATCAAACAACACACCTACAAGAATAGACAGAAACGAGTTGTACTTAGATATTGCGATTGAACCAGTCAAAGCAGTTGAGTTCGTTTACATACCGTTAAGATTGAAAAACACTGGCGAAATAGCAGGATTATAATAAGATAAATATTATAGGAGAAACAAATGAGTATATCTACACTATCAAAACTTACAGTACCTTTAGACAGTAACCAGAGTGCGTCTAATCAAGGTCTGTTAATGCCTAAATTACAGTATCGTTTTAGAGTAAGTTTAGAAAACTTCGGTGTTTCTACACCTACAACAGAATTAACTAAACAGGTGGTAGATATTACAAGACCTAATTTATCTTTTGAAACAACAACTATCGACGTATACAACTCTAAAGTATATCTTGCTGGTAAACACACATGGGAAGCAGTAACATTAACTTTAAGAGAAGATGTATCAAACAACGTACAAAAATTAGTTGGTGAACAATTACAGAAACAATTCGATTTCTTTGAACAAAGTGCGGCGGCATCAGGTTCAGACTACAAATTTGTTACTAGAATTGAAATTACAGATGGTGCTAACGGTGCCAATGCAGTTAACATTTTAGAAACATTTGAATTGTATGGTTGCTACATAGAGTCAGCAAACTACAATCAGTTAGCATACGGTACTAGCGAACCAGTTACTGTAACGCTATCATTAAGATATGACAACGCAATCCAAACTCCACAAGGTACAGGAGTAGGAACAGCAGTAGGTAGAACTACAAACACTCTAATTACAGGCGGCGGTGCATAATTTTCGTAAGCATTTATAAATTTAGAAAGGGGGCTACGGCCCCTTTTTTATTCTGTAACGCACCATTTTTCCTCAACATAAATACTGTATATGGCAAATTTCTTAAAAGGTTTTTTAGATAATGTATTAAAAGGTACCCTTAATCCAAAAGGTAATCTGGCGGATTTTGCACACGCATCAAGATTATATGTTGATGATAGTTTTAGATTAGCACCAAAACAAAAGTTTCTATACCACGTTGTATTCAATATTAATCCAGCGGCAAAAATTACAGACCCGCCATTAAACAATCATCAACGTGAATTGAATATGTTGGTTAAGAATGTTGACCTGCCTAAGTACACAATAGACATGGCAACAGTACAACAATATAATAAAAAACGTAAATTGCAAACACGTATTGCATATGATCCTGTGACTGTTGTATTCCACGATGACAATTACGGAGTGACAAGTGCGTTATGGGAAACTTATTACAGATATTATTTCCAAGATGGTAACTATGGAAAAGTTAATAGTGTTGGCGACCCCGAAACAACATATCCTGAATACGCAAGAGAAAGAATTTTTTCAGGAGAAAAATATCCTAGATTTGGTTTAGATGCTGACATACAAAAACCTTTCTTTACAAGTATACAAATTTATCAAATGGCAAGAAAAACTTACACTTGTTACACACTTGTCAATCCTCTTATACAGCAGTGGCAACACGACACATTGAACAACCAAGAAAGTGGACCAATGGCAAACCAGATGGTAGTAGAATATGAAACTGTTTTTTATTCTAGAGGACGTGTTATGCAAAATGGTGCTCCTGCAGGATTTGGAAAAGAACACTATGATAGAACTCCTTCACCTAATTCATTATCGGGTGGTGGATCAACAAGTTTATTAGGTACAGGCGGAGTATTATCCGATTTATTCGGAGCCAACGATGGACCATACACATATATCGGAAGTGCAATTGGTGGATCACGAGGTGGTATTACTTTAGGCTCATTGATAAGAACTGCAAACAGATTAAAAAATGCAAAAAGACTTTCTAAAGAAGGTTTGGCACAAGAAGGATTTAATATCCTAACAGGTGCAATAGGTAGAATAGGTGGCACGGCAGATTCGGCATACGGGATACCTAACACTTATATCGGAAGAACAACAAGTAATATTAAAAATGCAATAACTATTGCTAAACAAAAGTTTAGGCCATAATGACAAATATACCAAAACAAACAAACGATAGTCAACAACCAGTAAAAGAATTTTTTGACAATTACTTCAATGAAAATTTAACTTTCCCTGGTGCAGAGGTTGACGCAGTAGTAGGTTATTTTGAGTCAAGAGGATTTGATAGAACATCAAGTATAAGCACGGCATCAGTGATTTTAAAACAAGCAAAAATAGATAATGTAAATGTTTTTGAATTGTTAGATACATTAAAGGGTTTAGATGGTACACAATTAAGTTACATCGTGACAGAAGTTCTAAACAACAACAGAATCAACACATCATCACTTGGTTACAAAGTAGAATCCCCATCCGACCTATCTGAAAAACGCAACATAGTGGTTTAATAACATGGCAAAGTTTGCTCAGGGAAGATATAATATGAAAAATCCTGACAAGTACATTGGTGGAAAAACACCTCTGTATAGAAGCAGTTGGGAATTTGCATTCATGAGATTTTGTGATGAAAGTCCCAGCATACAAAAATGGGCAAGTGAATCTATTCGTATTCCATACAGACATCCTTTCACAGGAAAATTTACAATCTATGTTCCAGATTTTTTTATTGCATATGCAGATAAAAATGGTAAGCAACACGCAGAAGTAATTGAAATAAAACCTGAAAATCAAACAATATTAGAGAAAGCAAAGTCAAAACAAAATCAAGGTCAATTAATTGTGAACAGAGCAAAATGGAAAAATGCACAACTATGGTGCAAGAACAAAGGCTTTACATTTAGAATCATAAACGAAAAAGATATATTTCATGGCGCAAGATGAGTACGTTAAAAATAAGACAATGGGCGTGGCCCTTTATTAAAAACTTCCGTACATACATAGACGTTGGTGCTTTCAACGGAGACACATCTGCTCCATTTGTAAATGATTTCAAAAGGGTGATAGCATTTGAACCCAGTCCTTTAACATTTCCACATATTCCAGATACAGTTGAAAAATACAATGTTGCTTTAGGCAATCAACATGAAATACAAACACTTAAGGTTCCCGGTGGAACTGGAAATCCTGTTCATGGTAGTCTTGTAAGATATGGCAAAGGTGTCATTGAACACGAAGTTCCTGTGAAATGTTTGGACGATTATAATTTTGAAGACGTGGATTTTATAAAAATAGATGTGGAATGGTATGAATTAAAAGTATGTCAAGGTGCAGAAAACACAATTAAAAAATATATGCCTACCATAATGTTTGAAAATAAACGTAATGAGGCTGATGACTGCAAAGAATATCTCAAATCACTAGGGTACGCAACTAAATGGTACAAATCAGACACAGTTGCATACACAAACAATAGATAAATACGTACATAATGAAAAGACTAGATATTAGCGATCAAACGGCAATCAGTATGCCAATGAAGAATTTAATAGCCATTGTGGCGGCAGTGGCAGTTGGTGTATGGGCATACTTTGGTGTCATCGAGAGATTAAACAAAATTGAAACCAAAGCAGTGCTTTTGGAAAGAGACATGACAGCCGAAGATGAGAGATTACACAGCGAAGTCACAAAAAATACAGACTTTAGGATCAAATGGCCAAGAGGCGAATTAGGTCAATCACAAAGTGATTTAGAACAATACATGATGATTGAAGAGTTGTACAAAAATATAGATAAAATGCAACAGCATTTAGACAGTATGGCTAACAATAAGATTAATATAGAATTTTTACAAGAGCAAATGGAAAAAGCACAACGGAATATTGATAAACTTAAAGATGCTGATAGGGAAATAGTTTACAAAAACGGAAACGGAAAATAGTGTTTAAAATGTTCGCAATCATGTGCGTGGTCACATTAGTAGATTGTAGAACAATGTATGAGGATCCACCTAGAACATTCAATACAAAGGCAGAATGTTTAGCGGCGGCAGTTGAGAAAGAAAAGAGTACGAGAGAAATGCTTACTGATGAGGACGGATTTTTGACTGTTGAACACCTAGAAGTTGGATGTGAAAAGGAGCAAACGATATGATTGAAACAGTAGTAGCCTTGTTGATGTTTGTTAACAACGAAATCAAGGAACACAGAATCCAAGAAAATATGGCATTGTGTCTACGTGGTAAAAGAACTGCTGAACGTCAATTTAGTGCAGGTACAAAGTATCAGTGCATCAGGACAAAAGCGGAACTTGAAGAAAACATAGACGGTTCAAGATCAATTAAAAAGATTATTATAGAATGATGGAAAAGTTAATATTTTGGATTATTGTCATTGCGATAGCAACCTATCTTGGAATATACGTTTGGTAGTCAACCATAAATATTTTTAGCAAAAGTTATGACCAAAAAATTAGAAGAACTATTGAATCTCCCCGAATCACAGGAAATTGTGAAAGAGGAAAAAGAGAAGGCAGAAGTTAAGGACAAGAAAGCCGAGGACAAGCAACAATCTTTACAAGCACAGGAGACTACTATGCGTGATATTGCTGAATTTGACAAGATTGCGGCGGCATTACCTAAGGTAGAAGGACTGGGAGAAATGGGCGATTCCGAGCTCGATGACGTCGGCACACGGGCGATAAGTGCCTATGAGGATCTCATGGACTTAGGTATGAACGTAGAAAGCAGATACAGTGCCCGTATTTTTGAGGTTGCAGGACAGATGTTAAAGACCACTTTAGACGCAAAAGTGGCTAAAATGGACAAGAAATTGAAGATGGTTGACCTGCAATTAAAGAAGCAAAAGCAAGACACCAAGTCTGGTGACGGTGATGCAACTGTCATTCCGGGCGAAGGATACGTGGTAACTGACCGGAACAGTTTACTCGAAAAACTTAAAAAGATGGATAAATACAACGATGACAAGTAAATTACAAGAAATATTAGCAGAAAGCAAAAAAGTATACCCATTCAAAATAGGTATAGCAGGTGAGTTATCTAAAGAAACAGTTGCAGAAATGGAAACTGTTTTGCAAAAATTCGTAGTAGAAAAAATGAGTTCAGGCAAAAAAACTCCTATTACAAAAAGACCATTAGATTTTCCACATTTAGAGAATTCAGAAGTAACTTACTTTGACGTAGAATTAGTATACCCAACAACAAGTGCTGTATTACACAACTACCTAACTAAATCTTTAAACATTGCTGAAGCACAGATGGTGGTTAGAAATCCAAACGAACCTTTAGAGCAGTACCAAGCAGAAAAAGACGATGCTCCATATGAAGCAAAATTAAATTCACCATATGAAGACAGCAAAGACGAACAGAAGTCAGCAGGTTCAAGTAGAGTAATGGATTTATTAAAAGAATTAGAAAAAGAAAGAAAAGAAAGATCGGCACCAGACGCCGCAAGTGGTATTAAACCAGGCGGTAATATACTTCCAAACGAAGGGGACAGCAAAAACAAGATGTCACCTATTTCAGGAAAGTCGAAAGGTAAATAATAATATGGACATTAGAGATTTTTTAAAGAAAGTTGATAACATTCAAAACAAAGAGCAGATGAAAGAAGACGTGAAAAGAATACACGTTAAAGAAGCATCGCAAGTTATGTTATATGGTGACACACCAGAAGACATGAATGCTATTGCACA